GTTCGTGACCTTGCCGGGATAGAGCTTCGTTGCATCGGGTCCGTAGACCCACTGCATCTTCCCGTTCTTTCCCTTGACCTGCCGAAGGTTAGGATAGCGCACGCTCATCCCGCTCGGCAAGACAATCTCCTCCTTGCGGAACAGCAGGCACTTGTGCTGGTACTCCTCGCCGTCGGCCAGCGAGCGCTCGATCAGCGCGCCCATCAGTTCCCAGAAGCCCACGACAGGCGTGGCCGTGGCGCGATAGATGTCGATGATGCGCTTGGCCGCCACGCAGTGCGTGAGCAGCTCCAAGTCCGTGCAGGTGTGCGCGATCTCGTTCATCTGCCGCACGTTCTCATCCCATTCGAGGAAGCGCTGGATGTAATCGCCGGTGACGCCCAGCTGCTTGGCGAACGCCTTGTCGTAGCGCACAGGCGGCGCGCCCAGAAAGCCCACCAGCAGCTGCGCAGCGAACGATGCCCAGCCGAGCTGGAACCCGCAGCCAAGCAGCGCCGACTTCGCGCTCTGGCGCAGCACCGGGTGCGTCTCCTTGGTCAGCCCCGGTATGCCGAACATCTGCGAGCCGAACTGCCCGTACACGTCCTGCCCGCTGCGGAAGATGTCGAGCATCTCTTCGTAGTCGGACAGCCACGCCAGCACGCGCGGCTCGATCTGCGACAGGTCGCCCACAACGATCTGGTACCCCTCGGGGGCCATGATGGCCTTGCGCAGGAACGAGCCGCGCTTGAGGTTCTGCATGTTGATCGCGCTGCCCTTGCTCGCCGTCCAGCGGCCGGTGATCGCGCCGTAGTAGGACAGGGGCACCGGCAGCCGGCCACGGCCGGAGATGTCGAGGAAGCGCTGTGCACGCGTGCGCTCGGTCGTCGACTTCACCTTCAGCCGCGTCTCGCACAGCAGTGCCACGTCCGGGTTGTCGCCGTTGAGCATGGCCTGAAACATGGCGTCGTTCTTGGCGAACGCGTACGTACGCCCCACCGGGTTGGGCGTCTTCGCCGTCGGGCGCTTGGCCTTGGTGGGCGGCTCCACGCCGCAGCGGCGCAGCAGCTCGGCGAACTTCGGATTGCTGGCCAGCTCCTCCTCGGCCACGCCAAAGAAGCGCAGCAGTTCCTCGCGCGACTCGCGCTCCTCCAGCAGCGCGTTCGTCAGCATGTCCGGGTCCAGCTCGAGCAGCGGCCGCGTGTACATGCGCAGGGTCATGTCGATCAGGCGCAGCTCCGACACCGGGTAGCCCGGGCTCAGCCGCGCGTAGATCTCCTCGCACAGGAACACGTCATGCTTGCAGTACTCGGCCAGCTCCTTCTCGACCTCGTAGCTGATGCCGTCGAGCATGCCGTCGGTGCTGTGGACGGCCTTGCCCTTGGGCGGCAGGTTGAAGCGCTCGGCCAGCTTGGCCAAGCTGTTGCCCACCTCGACGCCATGCAGCGCGCGGGCCATCGACAGCGTGTCGATGATGAACGCCGGCTGCACGCCGTAATGCCACGACAGGACGCTCACGTCGAACTGCGCGTTGTGTGCCAGCACCGCCGTGCGGGACCAGTCCTGCTTGGCCACCCAGTCAGCGATGTGCCGCGCGCCGATCCAGATGCGCGGCGCGTCTGAGCCGTACTCGTGCACCACCATCCCCCACGCCTTGAAACGCGGGTCGCGGACGTACTCCTCGTTGGTCATGCGAGACAGCGTGTATGACTTGCTGCACCACGCGGTCTCGAAGTCGATTGCGAGAATGCGATCAAAGGGCTTGTTCATCAGTGGCGATCCTTCAGTGGGGGTGCGTCGGCGGTGACGCGGGCGGTCGAGACCTTGAGCGCGAGGTCGATCATGTTGTGCGCCTGAATCGGCTCGGTGTTGATGGCGTGAACGTGCAGCAGCGCTTCGTCCGCATGCTGGACGAGCATGACCACGGACGTGGTGCTGTCCTCGGCGTAGCCCATCAGCAGGGTGCGCAGCGAGGTCAGGAAGTGCGTAATGTCTTCCTTGTCATTGACGAAGCTGTCCAAGACCTCGCAGATCGTCTGGCTGAGCGACACGCTCAGGCGCTTGCGTGCGGCCTCATCCATTGAGCACCTCGTCCAGTTCATGCAGGTTGGCTTCGTTGATCACGAGCGCGATGCCGCCGGCTGCGCGGATGTCGGCGATGTTCTTGAGCTGCAGTGCGGTCGGCTGGTTCTTGCCAGCCTTGGCCTCGATGCCGATGTAGCGCGCCTTGTGGCAGACGCTGAAGTCGAGCACGCCGCTGGTACCGAAGCCGGTGCCTATGGGCATGACGTAGTACGCGCCGGCGGCCTTGAGCTTGCGCCGAATGGCGGCCTTGACGCGCGCCTCGGGTGTTGCTGCCATGGTGACTCTCCTGTTGTGTGGTTGGTGGGGGAAGGCAGATTGCGCGTGGCCCCCCGTTTGCGCTAGAAAGGAGCAGTGGGCTTGAACAACGCGTAGGCCACCCACTGCACTGTCGCCGGCTTACATCTGCCATGCCGGCACGGCGACAGGTTCACCACGCCTACTTGCTAGTTCCGTACTTGGCCTCGAACTCGATCAGCAGATCGACTTCGTGCTTGATCTTCTGCAGGTCCTGAATGCCGTCCTTGTTACGCCAGCGACAGATGCGCTTGATGATGCAGCCCTCGAGGAACCCCAGCTTGTTGGCCGCGATGAACTCGGCCGGCTGGATACGCATGTCCTTGTAGTGGCCGCCGCCGACCTGAACGTCGGTGGCACGAATCACGTCATTGATCGTCTTGTCCACGCTTCTTCCTTTCACGGTAACGCTTGGCGATCTCCGCCCTCGTCAGCGCACGGCGCTGCACACTCACGCCTTCACCAAGCGCGTAGATAGGCGTGCTGTCTCGACCCAGCGCGTCGGGCTCCCAGCCCGCGACGCGGATGGTGCCCTGCTCGCGCAGCAGCTTGAGCCAGCTCTGAGCGGTGTTGATATGGATCTCGCAGGCACGAGCGACCACACGCGACGTGACCGGCCCGCGCTGCAGGAGCGTGAGCAGTACTGCGGTGATGACCTTGCCGCTACGTCGCATGGGGTCTCCCAGCCAGTTGGTGCAGCAGTACGCGCTGGCGCTTGCGTGCCCTGTACAGGGCCGTGCGCTGCGCAGCCGTCTTGCGCTTCTGACGCGGCACGTCGCGCTGGTCGCCGATGCGGTAACCCTTGATGCATTCGCGTCCGAGAGAGTCAGCCTCCCAGTACGCGATATGCACTGCGCGCGCCTTGTGCAGCTCACGAGTGTAGCGTGTGACCGTGACCTTGTGTAGGCCGGTCTCGTCCGCTATCTCATGCACCGTCGCGCCGTCAAGCAGCATCTTCACCATCCGCGCGAACAGCATCCCGTTCAGTTTGATCATCGGCATTTCGTCGCTTCCCTACCTCTCTCAGTTCGTATGGGTCTCGTTCGGATACATCCAGCTCGATGCTGGGCAGCTCGTAGCTGACCCAGCGATGGTTGTCGATCTTGCAGCGACGCCGCCGACGCGTCCATCCGTTCTGCAGTGGGCGCGAATCGTACACGACAGAGTCGAAGCTGCCGCAGGTGGGACAGGCGCTCATACGATCGGCTCTCCGAGGATGCCTTGCAAACGGGCGTGGGCCTGCACCTCGCGGACGAACGCGCCGAGGCGCTCGCGCTCGGCCTGCGCGCCCGCCCACCAGCCGGCGGCGTAGGCGAGCTTCTCGGCGTCGGTGCGCGCCTCGGGCGGGGGGCTGGCTAACGCCAGCGCCAAGAAGCGTCTCAGGTCTTCGACCCAGCACTCGACACCCAGCGTTCCGGGGCGGACAGTGATGCCCGCCTTTCGCGCGAGTGCGACGATCTCCTCGTCGGTCATTTCTCCACCACCGTCCAATCTTCGGCCAGCATGTCGGTCTGGCTGGCGAGCCATGGGACGAAGCCGTTGTCAGCGGTCTTCATTCCGATCCACGGCAGCTTCTTGCAGCCAAGCGCGTAGACGGCAGAGTCAATGCTGCTCGGGTTGTAGGTGTAGCCGTTCACTAGGCACAGCCACATGCCCTTGCCGTTCCAGCCGGCGCGGGAGACGCGATGGCCTTGCTTCATCGCCTCGATGGCCAACCCGAACGACATACCCGAGGTCTCGCGGTAGGCGCGCGCAAAGACGCCGGCCGGCGACCACGAGATGTAACCGACATGCCGCATGTCGTTGGCCCTCCCGCCGTCGAGGTACTCGACGAGGAAGCCCTCGTCGGCACCGTTCTCGTCGGCCGGCAGCGTCCAGCCCCGGTAGGCGTTGTACTCCGCACGCGTCATCGGCCGGGCGTTGATGAGCTTGGTCCCGATGTAGGTCTTCATGCCGCCTCCCCAGCGAGCCGCGAGCGCAGCGCGTAGCCCATCAGCGGCCAGACCTTGTTGACCGCGTTGGCGCGGGCGATCTTGCGGCCGACCTCGGCGTCGAAGTTCTCCGGCGATGCGCAGGCCGACTCACCCGTGACGGTGAATCCGTTGCGCAGCACAAGGACGCAGAAGGTGAGCAGGCGCAGCGACTCGTGAACCGGCTGCTGCGGCGTGGACGCTTTGCCGCCCTCGGCT